CAGGTCGGCGCACTTCAGGTCGGCGTACTTCAGGTCGGCGCCCGCCAGGTCGGCGCCCGCCAGGTCGGCGTACTTCAGGTCGGCGCCCGTCAGGTCGGCGTACTTCAGGTCGGCGCCCGTCAGGTCGGCGCCCGTCAGGTCGGCGCCCGCCAGGTCGGCTTGTGCTTTCCGCGCCATATCCAACGTGATTTTCAGTGTGTTTTCTTCGCAATCATGCGAAAAAAGGACATTTCCGTTATAGCGATTTTTAATTTTGATTAGCATTTTATTCCCCTTTAGTTATTAAAAATTGAATTACGGGCAGCAATACGGACTGCCTCCGCAATAGTGTTCATAGCCTGCCATCGGTATTTCACTGATGTCGCAAAGGATTTCTCTTCGCTCTCCGCAACAGCAGCACCGAGCCGTGAATGTGCCATCGTTCATTTCATCAACACCGTCTGGCAACATTACCTCTTCCTCGGCCACTTCCTGTTTCGGTGGCGAAAAATCAGAAAACCATTTCCCGAAGTCTTTCATTTGAATCTCCATAAAATTGTTGGCCCCGGCGATGAATCCGGGATTTAGCATCACTTGCGGCGCTTCTGTTTGCGGCTACCGGAACCACCCGGCGATTTGTGCACTTCACGGCAAGTTCTTTGCCCAGTCATCACCCTGCGTTACTACGCCAACAAGATGAGACGCCCGGCTTACATTCCCTGCGCTATCAAAAGACGCGCTCTAATGCGGGTATCTCATCTTGTTGACTCTGGCATTCCACCAGATTCCGCATTCACCGTGCGATCAGTATCCCATCAGGAGGATGCGGAACAGATCGCGTGTGGCGACGGTAAGTTTTGCACCGCCGATGTCCAGCGTGACGTCTGCATTGGAAGTAGTCATTGCTTGAGACTCCTTAAATTGATAAATGATTAAATTGCTAATCTGCGGACAGCCCGGGCACGGAAACAACTGTCCTTGGGACCGCCGTACTGGCTGCGCTGCTCTTTCCTACTGCAATTCAGTGTGGCTCTCTCTCCACTCGTCTCGCCCTTCGATTCATCCAGCGGTAGATTGCCAAATGGTCGTTTTAATCATCAGTCTCGCGCAGAGCGTTTGCACCTCATTACGGGGATGATTCCCGCGCACAGTTATCGGCCCCTCATGTGCGTGTACTGGATTCGATACAGCCGAAGTAGAACTGGTACTGCTGCAATTCTTTAGTCATCGGAACGAGCCTCAACTCCGATTCAAAAAGCATGTGATACAAAAACTCCCGTTCGATGATTTTCAGGCGCTCTTCAAACGACAGTTCGCGCTTTGGGTCAATACTTTCGTAGTTCATTGCAGGCAAACAAACCGGTAATCAACCGTGCGGATCAACTCACTGCGATCACCGCAATGAATATATTCCATATACGCATTGGCGAGGATGATGATTACTCGATGTGTGGCGAAGACTTGGCGGATCATTTTGTTCTCCCGTTTGTTTGCTGCGATGACTGAATCATAGAATTCCGTGCCATGCTTGTCAACAACTATTTTCAAACTTTATTCTGAATATTGACATCAGTGGCAAATTGTCGTATCTTTCAGTCAAAGGAGATTTTGAAATGGATGAACGACTCACATTTGTGATCGCGCAGCTCAATAAGAGGAATGTCAACCTGCAAGTGGTGGCAGACATGACCTCGCTGAGCCGCCGCACACTGTATCGAATTGCGCAGAAAACCAACAGCCCGACCGTGGATACTCTGGATCGGCTCTATAAGTATTTCAACAAGGGGAAATGATGACAACGAACAAAAAGAAGTTTGCCGATGCGTGGCAAATAATCGATGGTCGGGATGCCGCATCCATAGCCGATAGATTTCCCAATGGGCTGCCACCGCAGTTTTTTCGTGTTGGAAAATTTAGCGCGGATGCTATTAATGTGACCGGCGCCCGTCGGGGCTATCCTGGATATAGAAAAGGCGGCGCGGATAAGGTCCTCAATGCTGATGTCGATGCCGTTATGCGACTTCTGGAAAATTGGCACATTCCAACTGAGGGCGAAACTTTCATTTCATACCAAGAGGATCGCCCATACGGAAGAATCTCTGGCGCCGAATGCCTGCTAAAGATAAACGCTGGCAAAGATTTGGCTTGGACCGTCGAGCAATTGCAGCCTGAAATAGACCGGCGCAAAGAGCTTTACGAGCCACGCGAAGGGAATGCGCCATGTGCATATTGCGGGAAGCAGAATCCTCCTAAAAATATGATTGAGGGAGTTGTGATTTACCGGATGCAGAAAGGCATCGGTCGAAAGACCGGCATGTACTGCAAAGACAAACCATGCGCCACGCATGACCAAATGGGCCACGAAGGGTAATTATGAATCTCGATAGCGAACGGCAGGCGTTTGAGAAGTGGTACGTGGAAAAGAAGGGATCAAACGATGACCCTCTTGATGTCATTTTTGCGTATGACGACGATTCGGGAGAATACTGTCGGCTGGCCGTGCATAGCTCATGGGAATCATGGCAAGCACGCGCCGCGCTCCAAGCTCCGCAAGAGCCGGTCTTACATGTGAACAAAGATGATCTTGCGGCCCTATCTGTCCGTGGGTTTCTTCGGTCTGCGAATGATTGCGCAACACCATATTTTGATGTGCCATTATTCGCCAACCCACCATCCCCGACTCCGCTGACAGACAAGCAGATAGCCTGCGTTCTGGAGTCAATAGCTGACGATGATCTAATCGTGTTATGCCCAAAAACAATCATTGATGCTGGTCGCTTGCTCATCGCCAAATTGCGAGGCCAGCCATGACCGCCGATACCGCTGTATTCAGAATGGTCCTCGGTGTGATTTTCATGGTCATAGCTATTGCCTGGTGGTGTAGGAGTGATTGCGATGACTGAGCGCCAGAAATTCGCAGAGCGGAAAATCATCCTGAGCGGCGCATTGCAGGTAGATACTGCGCTGGCTATGGTGCGTAACGCGCCGGTCTATGCTGAAGATTCCCTGGAGCTTGTTTTACGCGAACAGAAGAAAACTCGCGGCCTTTCAGCCAATGCGAAAATGTGGGTCGGGCCGCTTGCCGATATTGCCGAGCAAGGTTGGGTTGACGGCAAGCGATTCAGTGCCGAGGTATGGGCCGAGTTTTTCAAGAAGCATAATCTGCCTGATCCGGATGCCGATGACTTCGACCTGACGCACGTAAAAGACGGCTACATTAAGTGGGATTATACGCCCGATGGCGAGCGAGTTTTGGTCGGCAGCACCACGCAACTGACCATCAAAGGCTTCTCGGTGTATCTGGAAAAAATGCATGCGGATGGCGCGAATATTGGCGTACAGTTTTCTGCTAACCCTAACGAACAGAGGATGATGAGATGAAAACAGGGAATTCTTACGACTTATCAGACAAGGAAATTGAGACTCTAAACTGGGTTTCGCATGGAAAAAGTTACGAGCAGGTTGGGGAAATTTTACACGTCACACATGCTGCGATACATACTCGGATGGTGCGTATTTCTGAGAAATTGGGAACTAGCAATCGAACTGGATGCGTGGCTAAAGCGCTGCGCGAGGGGATTTTGAAATGAAAACAGTCGCATGGTTAGTCGATCAATATGATCGGAAAGATAGATTGCATCAGTCCGTCCATCTCTCGCCATTGGACGACAGCATTACCTTAGACGAAGGTGATGAGGCGTGGGCGCTCTGCAAAAGCGCGGACATAACTGCCATCATTGCGGCGACGATTGAGAAATGCGCTGTGATCGCCGAAAGCAAATGTGTCTGCGATTCAGAAGGTGAGCAAGACGCAGTTGATTTTGTTGCCAGGAACAAGTCGCAACGAATTCGCGCCCTCGATCCCGCAGCCATCCTGGCTGGCATCAAATGACCACCAGCAAGCCCCTATCAGCAAAGCCCAGCAAGCCGAAGGGCCGTAAATGCGCAAATTGCAAAACGCCATTCCCAATTTTCAATAGTATGAGCAAGGTTAAATGGTGTTCGCCTGAGTGTGGCCTGATTTTATCTCAGGTGGCGCTCGGAAAAATAACAGCGGTTAAGGCTAAGGCTGAGCGGGCGGATATCAAGGCGCGCAAGGATATGCGCAAGACGCGCAACGAATGGATTGCAGAGGTCCAAGTCGTATTTAACCTGTTTATCAGGACTCGGGATATCAAAGCTGGTCACGGATGCATCGATTGCGGAAAGCCGTTTGAGCCACAGAAGCCGGGAGGATCTATTGACGCCGGCCATTATCTAAGTCGTGGGAGCGCGCCTCATTTGAAATTTGAGGAAAATAATTGTTTTGCCCAGCGCAAGAACTGCAATAGACCTGGCGGCACGACCCGGGAAGCATTCAGGGAAGGCGTAAAGGCCCGTATCGGCCTTGAGGCGCTAGAGGCATTGGAATCCGATCAGACATCAAGGGACTGGACGATTGATGACCTGCGAGCGCTCAAAGCGCTTTATCAGGCCAAGATTAAAGCATTGAAGTAGCACTGGACGTCACCCCATTGGTGGCAATAACGAAAGGGTAGGATGAAACAATATATCGGAACAAAAATCGTCAACATGGAGCCGATGACGCGCGCGGAATACAATATTTTCCGTGGCTGGCAATTGCCGCCTGACGAGAACGGCAATGATGCCGGCTACCTGGTCGAATACACGGACGGCGGCAAGCCAAATACTGCGCACTATGCCGGGTATGTCTCCTGGTCGCCGAAAGAACAGGCAGACGCAGCCTATCAAGAAACATCCGGCCTGACATTCGGCCTCGCACTCGCAGCGCTAAAGAAAGGCATGCGAGTTGCGCGGGATGGCTGGAACGGCAAAGGAATGTGGCTTTGCTTATCACCAGGCCGCGAGAGCTTTTCGGCAGTTGATTTCTGGGCGCCAGCGAACCGTGATTTCGCGCTCGGGCAAGGTGGCAGCGCAAAAGTTCTTCCGTCAATCACCATGAAGACTGCTACCGGCGAAATCCTGATGGGCTGGCTTGCATCGCAGACCGACATGCTGGCCGAAGACTGGAAAATCGTTTAACCGGCCGCTTGCGGCTATCTACCAAGGAAAATTATGACTACTACCGTAATTATCAGAAGTCCGTATCCGAACCATCAAGATGTTCTGGTCGAGATCTGCGGCGCAATGGACCAAGATGGAGTTCGGCCATTGCAAAGCTTTATCCGGTTGAAGGAGGGCGAAGAAACGCGCCAATATGTGCATTCTGGTTCATTCCTTGGTATCTCTGAAATACCAAGGGAGCCAGCAACAGAATAGCGCCCGTACATGCCAGCTATTGACGCCCGGACATTAGACGGTTATGAACTTTATTTAGACGCTGGTGAGACGCGAAACACATGTGTTTGCTGAATTGCCTAAATTTTAATCACACCAAGCCGCGTAACTGCGGCTTTTCTTTACCCGCACCGCTTCCCGCCAGATTTGTAGCATAGATTCGACCGTTGTTTTAAATTTAAATCTTTCCGAAAAGTGCATGAATATGCTTGCTCTGTAGAAAAAGAATTCGTAAACTATAGTCTCATCAATAAGGGATAATATGAACAAAAATCAATCACACTCGCAGTTCTCCCAATGGCTCCAAAGCGAGCATGGTCGATCTGCATCCATCTACAAAAACTCTAAAATCCTCAATGCCGTCTTGGTTAGCAAATACAAGACCGGCAACCTGCAAATCACGCTCGAAAGCGCTATCGAGATCGAGCGCCAGACAGCCGGCGAGTTCCGTGCAGAATCACTCTGCCCAAAACATGCCGAACTCATCAACTATTTGCGTGGTACGGCATCGTAAATGGCAAACCCCTGGGTGCGACTCTGGGTGGACATGCCGAACGACCCGAAGTTTAGAACCATAGCGCAAAAATCGAAACAGTCCATCAGCAGCGTCATTGCCGTGTATGTACACATGCTTTGCTGCGCATCGAACGCAACCGAACGCGGACGAACGCAGGGATGGGATGACGAAGATATCGCGTCGGCTCTGGATATGGATTGCGCCAGCATTACGGCGATCCGCGAAGCGATGGAGGGAAAATTACTGGAAGGCGATCGGTTGACAGGGTGGGGTAAGCGCCAGCCGATTAAGGAAGACGGGTCTGCTGAGCGCGGGAAAGCATGGCGCGAAGCCAGGAAAGCAGAGGAAGAACGCTTGCGAACGCTTGCGAACGCAAACGAACGACCAGAAGAGATACAGAAGAGAGAAGATACAGAAGAGATAAAGATAAAGAAAGAACCAAAGTCAAAGACAGAGGCACGCGGTACCCGCATACCCTCCGACTGGACTGCGCCAGAAGCGTACATTGAATTCTGCAAAGCGAATCGCCCTGACCTTGACCCGCAGTTCATGCAAGACAAGTTCCGCGATTACTGGCATGCAAAGCCGGGGAAGGATGGATTGAAATTGGATTGGCTTGGAACGTGGCGAAATTTCATACGGTCCGAGCGCGCGCCGCAAGCAAGAGGATCGCCGAATGGCTACCAGACGGCGAATGAAAAACAAAAATCGATTGCTGACAGATTGACTGGAGGGGGTAACCGTGAGCGCACGATCATCGACATTAATTGAAAGATTCCAGAAAAAGTTAGATGTCACCCCTGGATGTTGGAATTGGACCGCATGTACTACGAAGGGTTATGGCGTATTCCAGGTTTCGAGGGGTGTTTCCAAAAGAGCCCACAGGGTTTCGTATTGCTTATATATTGGGAATATTGATGATGGGATGTTTGTGTGTCATAGGTGCGATAACCCTCTTTGCGTAAATCCGGATCATCTATTTCTTGGGACTCATCAAGACAATATGGATGACATGATTTCAAAAGGGAGAAAGGTTTCTGTGGGAGTGAGGGGAGAAGAAAACAAGAGTGCAAAGCTTACCGAGCCTCAAGTCAGATTAATATTTTTAGATGACCGCTCATCAAGAACAATTGCCGCGCACTATGGAATCGGGAAAACTATCGTGAATAACATAAAAAATAAAACAAAATGGAGCCACTTATGGAAGTGACTACCTTACATCAAAATTCTCCATTGCCAGAAACTTGGGTAGAAAAAATTTTTGATCGTATGTTGCTCAGTTTTGGGAAGAAGTTCATAGACCAATGGGCTGGCGCTGATCCTCAAAAGTTGTTAAATCATTGGACTATTGAATTGGCAGGGTTCACAGGGGCTGAAATAAAGAGCGGCCTAACTGCAATGGATTCGATGGATTGGCCGCCAAATCTGCCTCAGTTCAAGAAACTGTGTCGGCCTGATGCCGACCCCATGAAGGCGTATTACGAAGCCCTGGCAGGCGTCCAGGCGCGCGCAGCCGGTCAGATGGGGGTTTGGTCCCACCCGGCGATTTATTGGGCCGCCATGCCTCTTTCCTTCGATCTGGGGAGCCAGTCGTACTCGCAGATCAAAGGTCGATGGGAGCAGGCGTTTTCCGAGCAGATGGATCGCGGCGAATGGGCGCAGATACCGGAACCCATGCTAGCCCTGCCAGAACCCGGCAAAGGCAAGCTATCCAGGGAGGGCGCGGCAAAGATGATGGAGGAATTGGGCGCGGACGGTGTTCTGAAATCAACGAGTGACCATCTTCGCTGGGCAAAGCGAATCATGGAGCGCGTCAAACGCAAGGATCGCACGCTGGAAATGATCCAGGTTCGATTCGCAAAAGAAGCGCTCGGCATAGATGTTTAGCGCAGCATCTTTAACACCAAAGGGGAATCCATGAACACCGAAACACCAGAAGAGAAAGCCAAGCGAATCTATATCGCCGGCCCGATGACAAACATACCGGAACTCAACTTCCCGGCATTCCACGCAGCCGCAGCCGATCTGCGCAAGGCCTGTCATCACGTTGTCAATCCGGCGGAAATCAACGCGGATACGACGGCGCAATGGGTTGATTGTATGCGGGCGGATATTCGCGAGCTGGTGGATTGCACTCACATAGCGATGCTGCCGGGTTGGGAAAAGTCGCGCGGGGCTACGCTTGAGCATCATATTGCTGTCGCGCTGGGCTTCTATGTGGGATATCTATGACGATCCGGCATATTGTTTCAGTGTCTGGCGGAAAAGACAGCCTCGCTACGCTGCTGATCGCTATCGAACGCTTTGGCTTGGCGGCGGTCATGGCTATCTTCTGCGATACAGGGAATGAGCACGAGTTGGTCTATGAGTACCTGGGCTACTTGGAATCTGCGCTCGGCATCAAGATACATCGGTTGAAGGCCAGCTTTGATGACCAGATCGCCGCAAAGCGCATGTTCATCGCCCGCGATAAACGTACACGCCGGTCTTATGACACTGTTGTTCGCAAGGATGCCGCTGGCAACATTATCTACCGCATGGACAACAACGGCCTCCCGATGCTGGAGCCGGTCTGGAAGAGCGGAGTCATGGATCTAGTCGGCGTACCGAAGACAAAGAAAGCCAATGGGAAAAAGACGCGATGGTCGAACAAAGCCAAGCGCCGCGCCCTTGAATTCCTCAAGCCAACAGGCAATCCGTATCTCGACCTGTGCATGTGGAAGGGCCGCTTTCCGAGCCGCAAAGCGCAGTTCTGCACTGAATTTCTGAAGCGCAATCCGGCTGTCGAGTTCCAGCTCGAAGTGCAGGAGCAGGGCTATACTGTAGTTTCCTGGCAGGGCGTGCGTTGCGACGAGTCAGCGGCCCGTCGCAACGCAAAGCCATTCGAGAAGCTTGGTGCGGATTTCTACATCTATCGCCCGATTGCCTTCTGGTCGGCAATGGACGTGTTCGCGTACTGCGCCTCCAAGGGCATCAAACCGAATCCGCTGTACATGATGGGGATGAACCGGGTCGGCTGCATGCCATGCATCAACGTCGCAAAGTCCGAGTTACGCGAGATTGCAAGTCGATTTCCTGATCATATTTCAAAGATTGGGGAATGGGAGTGGTTTGTTGCCGCGTGTAGCAAGCGCCAGGCCGCGACATTCATTCCTGCGCCTACACGTGGCAAGAAAATCACCGACCAGAAAGCTTACGCTGCTAAGAACGATATTTACTCCGTGGTCGAGTGGTCAAAAACGACTCGCGGCGGCAATCAATACGATTTACTCGCCAATCTCAGCGAGTCATCTGGATGCTCATCCTCTTACGGTCTTTGCGACAATGGATAAAATCGTGATCCCCACAACCTACACCGACGAAAAATACGCCGAAGCCGAGAAACACGTCAGAGCATCGAAGACCGGCATCAGCATACCGATGCTTGGGCGGCTGTTGGGCATAGGCTACAACCGGGCTGAACGGCTGATGTGGGCGCTAATAGCAAACGGTGTGGTGTTTGAGGATGGGCATTTATTAAAGTTGGTGAAATAGGGGTTGCAATACATACGAATACGTATAGAATTATTGCATGAGAGTAAATTTCGTATTCAAGGATGAGCTTGTAGAGCGCATCAAAAAAGCGTGCGCCAAAAACGGCCAGTCAATGTCCGAATTCGTGCGCAGGGCGATAACTGCCGCACTCGAAAAAATGAAGCTGTAAAACAACCAATGGATAAAAAATGATAACCACCCCATTCGAAAAATACACGCTAATCACCAGCGCAATACTGGCGACGATAATAATCGTTCTGTTGATCCGCAATGTCTTCATTGCTCAGGCAGCAGTGACGATTAAAAATACTAACCGCACGGCATTTTACCGCCTGCCATCGCATCGCTCGATGATGCTGCATCCGAAGTATTGGATATGCTGGACGTCCGCCCAATTTGGGAGGAGGTTGAAATGAATAAAGCAGAAGAAATCAAACTGCGCTATGACTTCGAGGCCAACTGTCGGCATGCTGGTTTTAGTACGGAGATGAATGCGTTGGCGAAATATGTGGATCCTCAGGTGCAAGGGATGTGGAAAGAGGTTAAGGAGCGCGACTCTAAATGAAAAACTTGTAAACAATCAATAATACAATTATGATGAAGCGGTCCCCTTATGCGAAGTCATCTCGCATCTTCGCCGCTGACGCGCATTGAATTGTGCCAGCGGCATTTTTATTTGGATATAATAATGATTACACCATTGCAGGATTACATCGTAGTAAAGCCAGTCCAGCGCATGAGGTCTGAAATATTGACCGTCATTACATCAGAGACTGATCAAGGATCATGGGGCGCATATGCTGATGTAATCGCAGTGGGGCCTGGGCTGCCGAACAAGAAGGGGAAAATTATGCCGCTAGATGCAAAGATTGGCGACCGCGTGATGTATGGCGGTGACCGGCTCGGATGCATCAATTTCCCCAAATACGTCGAGGATGGCGTCGAATATCGACTGATACAGGAAGCCGACATCTGTTTTGTGGAGGAATCGAAGTGTTAGACATTCTCAGCCTAGTAAATGGCTGCGTTTCCTCAATAGGAAAGAAAGAAAATATGAATACCCCCGATGAGGCCATGAAAAGCTACCACGATCGCAGAGAACGGGAAGCCTTGGTCGATATGGCCTTAGACCGCCTGAAAAGCGCAGGTAGCCCTTTTGAGCTTGAGAAGGCCCAAGCAATTGCTGCTCATGTGCAATGGCGCATTGAACGAGCAGATCGCGGGTTGTAAATGGGACGCCCATCAGATTTCACGCAAGAGATGGCTGATTTGATATGCGAACGCATGGCTGATGGTCAAAGTCTTCGCGCCATTTGTGTTGATGACGAAATGCCAAGTAGAGCGGCAATATTCCGTTGGCTTGCTGCCAATGAAGCATTTCGTGACCAATACGCCCGCGCATGCGAGATTCGCACCGACGAATTATTCGACCAAATGCTGGAAATTGCTGATACACCAAAGGTAGGAACCAAAACTGTCAGCAAAGCCACTGTCCTAGAGATTACCGAGGCCGATATGATCGAGCATCGTCGGCTCCAGGTTGAGACGCGCAAATGGGCATTGGCTAAGATGGCACCGAAGAAATATGGCGACAAACTTGATCTGAACCATGGTGGCCAGCCAAACAACCCGATCACCGGCATACAGATAGAGATCATCAAGGCAAATGGCTGAGAATATCCTCAAGGCTCAGGTAGCCGAGGTATTCACCCCGCTACTGTCTCCGAGCCGCTACAAAATGGCAAAGGGTGGCCGTGGATCGGGTAAAAGTCACTTCTTTGCTGGCAATATGATCATGGAGCATTTGCGCGTAAAGACCGATTCCGTCTGTCTGCGCGAAGTCCAAGAATCCCTGAAATTTAGTTCGAAGAAACTCCTTGAATCAAAGATTGCCGAATATAACGCCGGCTATTATTTCGATGTACAGGATTTCGTCATTAAAGACCGTAACGGCGGCATTATCATTTTTCAGGGTATGAAAGATCACACTGCTGAGTCCATTAAATCGCTGGAGGGATTCCGTATAGCATGGTTCGCCGAGGCCCAATCTGCTAGCAAGCGCAGCCTAGAGCTATTGCGCCCAACAATGCGCACTGGGTCTGAGCTTTGGTTCGATTGGAACCCATTCAAAGAAGATGACCCGATTGAAGAGTTGCAGAATCTCCTAATGCTCAGCGAGAAGCCGCCAGTCGTCGTGCATGCCAATTGGAAGGATAATCCATGGCTGCCAGATGATTTGCGCCAGGAAATGGCAATTGATGCCAAGGGAGACCCCGATCTATTTGAGCATGTCTGGAATGGTGCATGCCTCAAGAATACCGAGGGCGATTATTATAAATTCCAATTGGCCCAGGTCCATAAAGAGGGCCGCATCTGCTTTATCCCGCGCCTGGATATCCCGGTAAACACCTTTTGGGATATTGGTAATAGCGACGGCTGCGCAGTCTGGTTTCACCAGAAAGTGGGCCTCGAAGACCGCTTTATCGGCTATTACGAGGGCCATGGCGAAACTCTTGCTCATTACTATAAAGAATTACAAGACCGTGGATATGTTTTTAATAAGCATTTCTTCCCACATGATGCCGACCACGAGAAACTCAGCAAGGATAATAAGTCCGTAAAAATGATGATGAAGGATTTGGGTCTGCAAAACATTGTTGTTGTTCCGCGCATCCTTGATTTGAATACTGGTATTATGCAAACACGCAAGCATTTCGCATCGGCCTGGTTCGATAGTGATTTGGACGGGAAGAATGGATGTAAGCAAGGGTTGAATCGGCTTACGAATTACCGGAAGCGGTTTAATCAGAAAGATCAGCGCTGGATTGATGAGCCGAATAAGGCTAATGGGTGCAGCGAGGGCGCAGACGCATTTAGAATGTGGGCGCAGGCCAAAGAGGGTGGAAATATTACGATGGCCGGCAGAACGCGGCCTAAACAGCAGGAAGAAGCATTTTCTGGGTGGATGGGATGATACCGAAGTGGGCAGAGACGCCAGAGATTCGCAAGCCGCTATTCACCGCTGAGCAAATCGCGGAAGTGCGCGCAATTACCCATCCCGAACCGCCGCCAATAGTTGAATCTCCCCAAATTCGCGAAATCATCAAAATCAAGAGGAAGAAAAATGGCGAGTGAAGTTGATGAGGCAATCGAGTTTATGCGGCTCAGTGTCGATGCGGAGTCGGAGAATCGCGCTCTTGCCCTCGTTGACCTGCAATTCCGGTATGGCGACCAATGGCCAGCATATGCCAGCCTCAGCCGGGGCCAAGAGCGTCCGCAGTTGACCATCAACGAGATGGATAGCTACATTCGCCAGATCACCAATTCACAGCGCCAGCAGCGCCCGCGCATCAAAGTGCATCCATGCGATGATTTCGCCGATGTCAAGACCGCTAAGGTACTCACGGGCCTTATGCGGCATTTTGAGGTCAATTCGGACGCTGATAATGCCTACGATATCGCATTTGATTTTGCCGCTACCATGGGATGGGGTTATTGGCGCGTGCGCAATGATTATGTCCGCGAAGATTCGTTCGATCAGGATATTTTTATTGATTCGGTAGATAACCCATTTTCGGTATATTTCGATCAGGCGGCGCGTCTTCCAGATGGCTCAGATGCAGAAAAATGCCTCGTTACCGATCTGATGCGCATATCCACCTACAAGACAGAGCATCCAGGCGCTGAGGTGGGCAGTTTCAGCGAAACGGCGTCTGGCGACTCAGACCCAACTTGGGTCACTAAGGATATGATCCGACTTGCCGAGTTTTTCTTCATTGAGCGTGAGAAGTGCAAGCTAATCATGCTTTCCGATGGATCGCCTGTATGGGCAGATCAGATGCCGGCAGGCGCAATTCTGTCCAAGCTCGGCATCACTGTCACCGGTGAGCGTGATAGCTTTAAGCGCATCGTCAAATGGCGCAAACAGAGTGCCTTTGATATCCTTGAAGAGAAGGTTTTGCCATGGCGCTGGATTCCAGTCGTGCCGGTCTACTGGACTAACACTAAGATCGACAACAAGATCCTGCGTCAAGGCATGGTGCGGCCCGGCATGGACCCGCAGCGGATGATTAACTTTTGGCAGACGAGTATCA